GTACAACAATATCATCAAGAACAACAACATCGGCATGGAAACCAGTAGTATTACTAGTAAGTCCGACAGCTTTAACACTAGCATCTCTGACTCCTTCTAGTTTACGTTTAGGATGATCAACTGCTATCTCTGCTACAGCCCACTTTTCTCGTTTACCTTCCTCTTCATTAATCATATCTTTCCAATATCTACGATATATTGGACTATCTATAATATTTTTAATAGCATATAATTGTTTTTCTGCTAAGTCAGCAGTAGCTGACACATATAGTATAGTAGTTTCAGGATGTTTAGTTAGCCACCATGCTGTTCTATATGCTATAAGTTTAGACTTCATATGACCACGAGGTAATAAAACTAATTGATTCTCTTTAGCATTTTGTCGTTGCCACCATGAAATAAGTTCTTCATGTATAGCACCGAGCATTAAGTGAGGTGCAACTAGTCGTATAAAAGTCAGCAGATCTTGTTCTGCTGCTTCTCTGATCTGGTCAATCTGAGTCATCTATTTCTTTCTGTATTTAGCTGTTTTCTTTTTAATACTATCTGGCTGTGCTACAAACTGTTTACCTTTACGATTACCTGCAGCCTTAGTTGCGTTTGTTGCTTTCTTTTCAGCAGGGCTTAATGCTTTCCAAGCAGCCTCAGGTAAGTATCTTTTCTTTCCTTCACTCTTAGTACCATCAGAAGTTCTCCACTTTTGTTTGGTCCAAGACTTTAAACTCTTTTGTGATTTAGCTAATGGCATTACTTATAGCCTCCACCTTTTTCTTTATATTGTTTAGCTAACATCTGTGCTTTACGTGCTGACCATTGACCAGGTTTACCACCTTTACTACCTGTTTTGATCTTATTAAATAATGCTTTACGCATTGTAGGTTTAGTGTAGTTACCTGCTTCGTTTACTTTACTTTTAGTTTTTTTAGTAGCTACCATTTAACTTTATGACTCCAGTATCTAGCACTCATCTTATCTGGGCTAGAGTCCTGAGCATTGTGTCTAGCATAGTAAGACTTCTTACGTGCTTTATCTTTAGCAGATGTAGGATTCTTACCTGCACCCTTTACACCTTGTTGACCAAAGCGTATTAGTTTAGTTTTATCTCCTACTTTAGCTACCACAACATGAGACTTCTTAGGATGATTAGGAGTACGTTTAGGTTTGTTATAACCTGATACTCCTGCTCTAGCTAATTTAGGATCTTTTGTAGTTGCCATTACTTTGTTAAACCTTTCTGTTTCTCATAAGTTCTTAAACCTGCTAACCCTAGCATAGCAAAGGTTAACTCCATTAATACATTTGTTTGAAAGTCAGGTAATACTACAACAATGCCAAGTAATGCTGACACCCACTGAGCCAATGGTTGGAGAATAAACACGAAAAGAAAACCAAGAGCAGAGATCCAGCCAAGGCAAGGACGCCAACCAGCAACCCAAACGCTGCGATGAGCAGCTTCAATCTTATTCGTCTCAGCTTGAGCAAGACTAATCTGAGTCGCATTATCGATAAGAGTTTTTTCAATTTCACGTTTAGCTTTTTCTTTTGCATTTTTGTCTGGTATAACTCTGTCTAATACGGTAGATACTAATGGTAATATAGCATTAATCATTTAAACCATTTCCATAAATTATTTAGTCTTACTATTGTTGTTTTTACTTTTCGGTGTACTTGATCTTGGATATGGCTGTAACCCTCTATTATCAATATAACCGCAAGAATATAAAGAATCCACGTCATTTAGTTTTCTCCTTATTGATTGACATATTCTACTTAACATTAGATATTTTGAGCAATAACTGTTAAAACAATAGCACCAAATCCAGTCAATGCTCCCCATATTAGTTTGTTTAACATACCTTCAATACGATCAAGGCGTTTGTGTATCGTGCTGTATCGTTCAGCACATAGCTTTTCGTGGGCAAGTAGTTCCTCGTGTGGTGTCATAATGATTCTTTAGGATACTGATCTTTAACTTCTTTTAATGTAATGTAGAAGTCAGATGTTTTATCTAATGTGCCATTATCAATAGCATGCCATAACATATCTAGCTGATCTGCTAGTTCTGGATATGCTTGTTGTCTATCTTCTCTGTATTGATATGGATTAGTTATTGTGTCATTGATGTTATGACCAATACCATGTAGTTTACTTGGAGATGATACCCAACTAGAATCTAAACCATCTAATGAGTCAACTACTCTTGTGTCTACAATAATGTTTTCTGAATTAATTTTAACTGCTATCATTTTACCACTCCACGACTATAATAAAGGCATCTTTACCATCTCTACCACCATTGTTACCAGAATTTATTCTACCAGCATATGATAATAAAAAAAGCTCTGATGTTATTAATCTTGCTACAGCACCACTACCTCCCTGATTAGCACCAGCACCACCACCTGCTGTAAATGATTCAGTATAACCAGGAATATCAAGTATAGTAGCTAAATCTAATGCACTAGCATCAGCAGATGTTGCAGCTGAACCACCAGTACCTAAACTAGCATTATTACCTCCAGTACCACCGCCACCACCAGCTATACTAGCTGAACCAGCAGCCCCATTACCACCATTACCAGCTCTAGTTGCATCTCCGCCATTGCCACCATTTCTAACAGTTCCACCTGAATTAAGACCATTACCACCAGAACCACCAGTAGCATTAAAATCTCCACCAGAACCAACACCACCAGAACTAGCAGTTGTTGATGTTACCCCAGCAGAGCTAGGTATAGATATAGTATCAAAGGTTGTAGTTCCTCCAGTAGTTCCTGCAGCTCCACCAGCCCCTACTGAATAACTATATGAAGCAGCTAATGAAGTATAATATTTTTCTGAAAACCCTGAGCCTCCAGCACCCCCAGCGTATGTAGCACTTACACCTCCTTGTGCGCCATATACTTGCACATACATTTTTGTAGAAGTTGATTTAGGAGTAAAGGTTGTTCCTGATAGAAGTAAATGAACATTAAATGCTCCTGATGAAATACCTGTTAATGCAGAACCATCAATAGCTGGTAAAGCACCAGTTAGTTTAGATGCTGATAAATTGCTATTTGTATCTAACAATGTCCCAGTAGTAGCTGGTAATGTGATCGTATTAGTGCCAGCAACAGCTGGGGCTGATATTGTTATTTCTCCTGAGGTATCACCTTGTATCTTTATACTTGCCATATATATTCCTTATTAACTATACTCTGTAAATTGAATAGCAACTCTTGTAGTCAATGATGTTCCAAGAATTGTCCAATTACTTGTACCATAAGATGCTGAAAAATCTGGTTTAGCTACAACTAATTGAACAGTTTGAGTGCCTGTGGGTATTCCAGATTGTACAATATCTCTAACTGGATTAGAACCATAATGATTCCCATTAAAAAGAACATTACAGCCTGGACCTGAATACATTGTAGATACTTCATTTAGTGTACTATTATGTGCTAAAGCAAATGGTACAATTTCTACTCCATCAGTTGTACTTTCTTCAAGACCAAACCAATAGTTTGTACTACCAATTCTTAAACCAAAAGTAGGACAACCATAATCAGCAGCATCATTTCTCCATCTCATTACAACTTGTTTTAATTCAAAAGAACCTGAAGTTGGAATGTCTACAGAAAATGTAGAGCCTAAATTATGTTGTCCTACATTAGCTGCAGTAGTAACAGAAATGTCTGTACTATCAGTAACATATTTAATTACAGGACCACCACTAACACCTGTTAAATTAGAACCATCAATCGCTGGTAACGTACCAGTTAAATTAGCTGCTGGCAGATTACCATAGGTCATTGTTTTCCCAGATAAATCAAGTGTAGATGCTAACTTTGCATCAGTAATTTCACCAGCACCAATGTCAGCATCAACAATACTGCCGTCTGTTATTCTGTTTACTCCTGTATCACCACTAATTACTGTTGCCATTACTTATTCCTTATTTTTAAATATTATTTATGCAGGATACCTAGTTTTAATTTCAGCTACTTTGTCTAACCATTGTTGTTCAGTTACTTCACCACGTTTCCATTTAAAATATAATGGATCTGATTCAGCAACATATGCTTTACTTCTTAAATATTCCATGTAATTTGAACCTTGTCCTAAATCATCAGGACATTCAATCCAAACTCCTGGATTAGTAATAGACTCCTCTGAATCAGCTATTATAATCTGAGTAATAATATTATTTTCTAATAAACCAAATTTCATATTTATCCTTTAAACTCAATAATACTCATAGCAGCATTTGTACCAGCAAGATTACCAGGTCTTGCTGGAGTTCCTCTTGCTCCTCCTTCAATCCAAAGATTAGTAACACCTGCAGGATCTGTATAATATTGTCTACCATAAGCTCCATAAGCACCATTAGTAGAATTAGGAGCATTTGATCCTGGTAAAAACAAAAAAGAAGTCATTAACGCTGATAAGTTATAAACACCTACAGCTTCTGCTGTAGCAGCTGCACCTCCTGTAAGACCTGATCCAGCATTTCCTCCAGTGCCTCCACCACCTTGACCACCTCCTGCACCACCATTTCCAGCTCTGCTGCCGCCGCCTCCACCACCACCATATGTAGAGCCACTTCCAGCTCCACCAGTAGCACTAAAATCAGCACCTGTTACTGTACCTGGTGTTCCATATCCTGAACCATTAACTAATAGTTCAGAATTAAAATCTGAATTAGATCCTGTTACATTAGCACTTGTTGTGGCACCTCCAGCTCCTATAGTAAATGTATAACTACCTGTTGGACTAGAGTATAATTTTTCACCATAAGATCCACCATAAGAACTTCTAGTAGAAAAAGTACTTCCATGTGTTGATCCTGTAGATCCACCTAAACATACTAAAAATGCACCAACTGTAGAATCAGGAGTATATGTACCTGATGTTGTATATCGATTAACAACAATAGCAGATGTTGTAGTATTAGTTCCAATAAATTTCCAATGATTACCTACACTTACAAGTATACCTTCATTTTTAGAACCTACAATTGTACTACCTAACCATACACCAATTTTTTCAGTAGCTTGGTTATTAGCTTGAATTATTAAATCTGAATTTGAATCATTAACAATACCATAAGCTATTACATCAGTTCCACTAGGAAGAGCTGGTAATGTTAAAACTAAATTATCTGTTGATGTGTAATATACTTTACCATTATTAGCAGAAGTAATAGTTGTGTCTGTAGAAAACGTAACTAACTCTGAAAAGAAACCTCCTCCTACACCAGTTAATGCTGAGCCATCAAGTGCTGGAAGTGTTCCTGTTAATGCTGATGCTGGTATTGTTTTACCAGCAGCCATTGTAATACCACTGTTATCTACTGTAACAATATCAGAACCAGCACTTTGTATTTTAACTTCACCAGAAGTATCAGATGTTATCTTTAATCCGTTACTTGTATCTGCATTAATTATTGAACTCATATTTTATTCCTATAGTATTACCCAGCGTTGACCACTAGGAACAGTTACTGTTACACCAGATGCAATTGTTATTGGACCTACTGACATACCATTACTTCCTGTTGTTAATGTATAGTTAGCTGTAATGTCATCTACGTTTTCATAGATTGCTCCACCAGCTGATGCACCTCCACCAATAGAACCCCAAGCACTACCATCATATCCTTCAAAAGAAGATTCATCAGAGTTAAATCGAATGTAACCAGCAGATGGTGAACCATCACGTTCTGCTGTTGTACCACTAGGTAATGCACCAGAACCTGTTGATCCTGTTTTACCTACATAATCTGTTGAGGCTGTAGTAGCTGCTGTTCCTAAACCTAAAGTTGTTCTAGCGGTTGCTGCATCTGCATCATCTATTAATGTAGCACCATAAACAGAAACACCTGCTGCATCTAATGGTGTATATGTTAATGCAGTAGTAACATCAGCTGATGATAAAGTTACTGCACCTGTTCTTGTATTAAATGAAGTTACTGCTCCTGCTGCTGAGAAAGCAGCTTGATCCCATGCTGATCCATTCCAGATATAAAGTTGATTGCCAGATGTATTGTAATATAATGCACCAACAACTGTTGTAGTTGGAGCAGATGCAAAAGCACCTAGGTATGTTGTAGCAAACGTTACTACATCTGTAACGTTAGTTGCTACTGTTGTAACATCACTTGCTATTCCTGCCACTGAAGTAACATCTGAATCAATACCAGCTACTGTTGTAATATTAGCATTATTATTAGCAACTGTAGTAACATTACCAGAGATACCTGCTACAGTTGTTACATTACCTGATATACCAGAAACTGTAGCTACTTCTGTATCTACTCCAGCTA